ACCCTTCATATTTTCAGCTTACTATTATAGTGTGTTTAAATGTTGTATCTGCAATCTTCTGATTTGTCCATTCGGCTCCGTCAGGAGCATTATCATAATCTCTGAACTTTAATGTTCCATTAGCGCTAGCACAACCACTTTTCCCACAATCCCACACTGCTTGTTGAAAAGTGTTCCATAACGTTGAAGAAGTAGCTCTATCACCAGCATTCGTAGCGTTTTGTATTTCTCCTTCTATTTCCCTGTGTTTGTCGTATGCTATTCCTTCTATGAATTTAGTGAAACAAACTTTACCGCTTCTAATTTCAACGGTTTGAGGAACCCTAAAAATTTGCTTGCTTCTCTTGTTTTTAAATCTGGGGAAGCCACCCAGTTTTTTGTAAAATCTGTTGAAGGCTCCATCCAAATGCTTCAGTGAGTGTTGCAAAGATTGAGCATTGCACTCGTACAACCAATCCTTATCATCTTGCTTCTTAAGTTCGGTCAGAGCCTTTGCGTCATCTAGGTAGTTCAAAGACTTTTTAGCCAATTGTTTTTCTTTGGCATTGAGGTAAAATTTGTTTCTGCGATCCAAGAAGTAGTTATACACAAACCGTATGCTGCCAAAGTGCTTGTTGAGGAGTACTTTTTGCTTTTCGGTCGGGAATAGTCTGAATTTGTAGGTGTATTCTTTCTTCATGGCAAAATCTATTCTGTTTTATATAATAGTATATATGCATGAGATTTGATTTTTGGAGTGGTATTTTTTGCTCATATTAGTTTCCAGTTAGAATTGTCGTTACCTATTGAAAGTGCATTTGATATTTGTTACAAAATACCATGAACTACAAAATAAATCCAGACAATGTAACTTGTTTCGAGCTAGACAAAGATGGTCTAGAGTTACAAATTTTATTTTGGATTTTTGCTGCTGGTAAAAACGGGCACACAGCAGCAAGATGTCTTAATAACATACTGTCAGAACACAGCAAGCTAACAAGACTAACAAGTCCTTTATTAATACTAAAAAGTATTAATAATTTAGGTGTTGAGCTAAAGAAATTCGGCGTCGGCTGCTACAACAACAAAAGCAAAGCTATATTGGATTTAATATCAAAGAATTTAGATTTATCAACTTGCTCAATAGAGGATCTTGAAAATGTCTGGGGCTTAGGACCCAAAAGCGTTAGATGCTTTATGATTCATACAAGAAAAAATCAAAATATAGCTGGGCTAGATAGGCATGTTTTAAGGTACTTAGGAGAATTGGGATATAAAGTTCCCAAATCTACTCCCAATAAAAAACAATACCTAGAAATTGAAAAAATATTTATTGATTTGGCAAGAAGTATGGGTAAAAGCATAAGTGAGTTAGATCTTGAAATATGGACCAAATACAGAAAGAAAACAGCATGAATAAAAGGTCTTTAAATTATGCCTAAAGCAATCGATTTAAAGGGTCAAACTTTTGGCGAATTGTTTGTCCTAGAAAAAACAGAAAGCAAGTTTATAGGGAAGAAAAAACGAACAGCTAAATCTACATGGAAATGCAGATGCTCCTGTGGTAAAGAAATATCTGTATTGGCAACAAATTTAAGACATAAAGGAAAAGGAACAAAATCTTGTGGTTGTAAATTTTTAAAATCAAAAAAATATAATTTTAATGATTTAACTGGTAAGAAATTTGGATATTTAGCTGTTATTAAAAGAAGTATTAAGTTTACAAAAACTCGTGGTGCTATTTGGATCTGTAAATGTGAATGCGGAGAAAGCTGTGAAGTTCCTACAAATTCTCTGACATCTGGAAACAAAATAACTTGTGGAAATAAAAAAAATCATACGAACAATAGTTTAGATCGTGTATTAAGATGTGGTGAGATACCATTAAGCCACATAAATAATACAAAGCAAAATGCAATAAAAAGGAATTTATTGTTTACAGTATCGCCTGAATATCTATGGGATTTATTTATAAAACAAGATAGAAGATGTGTTCTTTCTGGTCTGCCTCTTCAGTTCACTCCTCATAGAGCAGCCACTTCAACAAGAAGAGACTTTACCAACGCATCCCTAGATAGGATAGACAGTTCGGTAGGATATATAGAAGGAAATGTAAGATGGGTTCACAAAACATTAAATATAATGAGAATGTCTTCAACCGATAAAGACTTTTTAGAGTACTGCAGACTTTGTTTTTTAAATCAATATTCTGTTGGTAAAAACAACCGTCCAACTTTTGATGAATATTTCCTAAACATAGCATTTGATGTCTCGCTCAGATCTGATGATAACAACATCAGACATGGTGCAGTAATAGTCACTAATCAAAATCATATTATAGGCACTGGTTATAATGCTACAATTAGAAATTCGGATAAAAATAAAATTCCTTATAATATAAGAGAAAAGAAACGTCTTTGGATGATTCACGCCGAAGAAAATGCCATACTAAATAGTAGGGAAAATCCTTTATCTATAGGTGGCGCAAAAATTTATATAACAGGATTACCTTGTGTTAATTGTCTACAGAGAATTATTAATTTCGGAATTACAGAAGTAATATATGCCGACAGAATAGGATCTGTTACGGAAAACGAAGAGACTATGCAGATGAGAAAAGACATTATAAAAATGTCTAAAATAAAAGTTCGTAAAATGAAATTGGACAGTTTTTGGCTAAAAAGAACAATATTAAGTTAAAGAAAACATTAAATGTTAGAACAGTTGGAAAAAGATTTAACTAAATCCATAATCACAACAAACACCCTCACTAGTGGCTTTAAATTCATAGACGAATCAAGCAGAAGAAGTGGAGCTTTCAATGATCCATTATATATACCTTTTTATTACCATCTGGGAAAATATTTAAAACCAAATAATCTTCTGGAGATAGGAACCGATCTGGGTTTTATAAGCAGTTGTTTTCTTAAATCTTGTAAAACTGTAGATTATCTACTAACAGTTCAAAATAAATCAAATAATCATTGGGACGAGAAACTCGGTAGGTCGAATATAAAAATAAATTATAAAAAAATATTAGAACTATATCATGGAGATTTATTAGACAAAAATTTGTTAGATAAAATTGAAAGTAAAACATTTAATTTAGCAATAATTAACTTTCAAGGAAGCTATGATAATCTCTTTACTTTATGTGATTTTATATATCTTAGATTAAATGAAGATGGATTCATTGTAATGGATTTTATAAAAAGCAATAAAAAAAATGAAGAAATATTTTTTAATATTGCAAATGGATATAAAAAAGAATATAAAGTGTTTAACACAAGATACGGAACTGGAGTAATTAAAAAATAATGGGATACGAAGTAATTTTTTATTATAAGGCAAAAGATAAAGAAACAGGAACCTATAAAGAGGAAGAATCGAACAACTTTAAAAAAAGAGTTGGAGATCCTTATGAAGATACCCCAATAGAAAAGCTAGCCTATGTTATTATGAAGCAATTAGCAAGAAGAGATGTATGGGTCGAAGATATAGAAATTTATGAAATTACTAAAAAGAAAATTAATTTCAAGGAAACTAAAAATGGAATTATAATTAAAAACAAAAAGATAATTTTAGATGATAATTTTGAAATAGACATCAAACAAGAGAATGAAAATGAAACTATTGAAGCTATATCTACTGTAGAAATTTCTTCACAACAAAAAAATGAAACTGGTATTGTGAAAGGAACCACGAGAGTTTTAAGAAGAATGTTGTTTGCACCAGAACCACAACAACAAATTAATTTGCTTAAACAAGGCGTTAAGCTTACTCCCGATAAAGTCTATGATATTTATAAAATAGAAAAAGGGTTAAATGGCATAAGTGAAATTTACCTTTTAATAGATGATAATAATCATGAAAAAAAGGTTGGTGATGATTGTTTCGTCCCAGCTACAACTTTGTCTCAACAAGATGAAGAAGAGAGCGACGGACTAAATTGGGGTGGTGTTATAAAAGGTAGTCTTCCATCAGTAAGGTGAAAAATGAGTAAAAAACAAAAAGAAAGAAAAAAGAAAAATAGAGAAAATATAGCAAGAGCTAGGGTCTTGTATAGAAGAAAGCAGATTAGAGAAGCTACAAAAAAAGAAAAACAAGATCAATTAAGATTTGAAACAGAATATGAATTAAAAAATGGAAAGGAAAAACCTTTTGTGAAAAATATAGATCCCGAACAAGAAAAAATAAAAAACGAAAACATTAAGAATAAGCTTGAAAGAAATATGAAGCTGTTAGAGGCATTAGAACAAGAATACATCAGAGAGCAAAAAGAACGTGAAGAAAATGCGAAGTTAACAGAAGGTATGGACTTGAAAGAAAAAATAAAGACGATTGCAGAAAAAAATCTAGAGGAAAAATCAGAACAGCCTATTGAATAAAAAAAAGCTTTTGTTATAATGAATCTGTTCTAGCGAATAACACCCAACTAATCACAGGAGTTTAATTATGGCGGCTTACGAAGCACTTGATCTAAGTGATCTGGAGTTAGAGAGTAATAGAGTTAATTCCAAGGGTCCAAATGGAGAAGGGAACAATAATTCCTACGTCAGGTATCCTGACGCAAATTCATTTGTCACCCTCAGACTTCTCCCTAGACGCAAGGGAGAGCCTCTATTTTGTGCAGTCAAATACCATATGCTGAGAGACAGCAATGGAAACAAGAAAATTTTCTTTAGCCCAAAACAACTTGTAAAAACAGACAAGGGTCCAAAGTGGGTTGGAGACAACACAGTAATTGATAAATATTTAAGAGATCTTTGGGCTAAGAGTGATAAGGTAACAGGTAAGGCTCAAGATGATCTCCGAAATCAGTACAGAGAGTTGAAGGGAATTGAGCGGTACTATTATAACGTTATGCAAAGACAGGAAAAAGATCCCAAAACTGGTGAGACTCTCAAGAACACTGGTCCTAAGATCTTTAGTTGTGGAAAAACAATTCACGCTATGATTGTCAGAGCAATCGTTGGCGACAAAGATGCTGGTGAAGAAGCTCTTGGAGACGTAACAAATCCCAAGTCTGGAAGAGACTTCAAGCTGGTCAAGAAGATGAATGGAGAGTACCCCAACTACGATCTATCAAAGTTCCTAGATAGTTCAGCTCTAGGAGAGCCAGATGAGATTAACACTTGGTTAGAAAATCTTCACGACCTTCAGGCTATACGAGTTGTTAAAAGTGAAGATGAACTTAAGCACGCTCTAAAGGTTCATCTTGGTTTGGTTGAAGAGGCTACTCAGACTGACGATAGCTATGATCCATCTGAATTTACCTCAAAACCTTCCGCCAAGACTTCAAAGCCAACATCATCTGCTGATTTGGGGCTGGAGTCAGTTTCTTCGACGGTGGTAGAAGAAGAAGTAATGGCTGACGATGAATTTCTCAAGGAAATAGACGATCTGTGAAGTGTGGGTGCCGCTCGACCCCGCAGCCTAGTCAAAAACTAGGCTGCGGGGTTTTTTTTCAAACACAATTATTAAAAGGAACTGTAAAAAATGAAACGTAAAAAAATATCAAGCTCATCTGATGACTCTCTCGACGATCTATTTAAAGAAATTGCTTCCGAAACTGGTGGCGATGTTCTGGATAAAATAGATAGCGTGAACTACTTTGTAGACACCGGTAGTTTAGCTTTAAACTATATATGCAGCGGAAGATTCATCGACGGAGGCATACCCGGCGGCAAATTAACTGAAATTTATGGACCATCAAGCTCGGCAAAAAGCTTGTTTGGCAACAATATCCTCTTCGGATGCCAGAAAATGGGCGGTATTCCAGTTCTTCTGGATTGCGAGAACAGTGCAAATAAAGAATTCATAATGAAGGCAAGCCATTGCGATCTTAACAAGGTTTTGAGATATACTCCTCAAAGTCTTGAAGAAGTTTTTTCAAAAATGTATTCAGTTATAGAAAAAATTAGAAAGAAAGATTCAGAGAGACCAATTGTAATAGTTTACGACAGTATTGGTGTATCACCAAGCGCAAGAGAATTGAGAGAAGTTGATCTTCCTGAAAATTACGATAAGGCTACATATAAGAGAATCGTAGGTGGCAATGAACAGCCTGGCGAAAGAGCTAAAATCTGTTCCAGAGAGTTGAGAAAACTCAATACTGTTATGGAGAAGAGCGGTGCCACTGTAATAATTTTGAACCAGACTCGTGAAAAAATTGGCATAATGTTCGGCAACCCAGAAACAACGGCAGGTGGTGGTAATGCACTTCCGTTCTATGCAAGTTGCAGAATTAGACCACAGACTCAAAGAAAAATAGAAAAGAAAATAACAGCCAAGAAAAACAAAATTCTTGGAGTTAACATAAAGTTGAAAAATGTTAAAAATAAAACTCACAAGCCTTTTGTTGAGTCTGAGGGAGTGCAATTGCTTTTTGACAAGGGAATAAATCCCCTTAGTGGTCTTTTAACGTGTCTTTTAGAGGCAGAAAGACTAGAGGCAAAAGGTGCCGGTAATTTCATTATAAAAAGTGAGTATTTGGGTGATGATAAAGAGGATAATAAATTCAAGGCTTCATTAGAAAAAAATGAAATGCCCTTAGATGTTGTCTTGAATCATCCTCTCTTGATTAATGCCTCTTCCAGAGAACAAGCAGAAACTTATTTTGCTCCATATATGGATGCAATTAATTTCGAAATTTCTGGAGATGTTGTTGAAATAGAATCTTCAGAAGATGATGATGATTTAATCGATGCAGAATTAGTGTAAAAAAACAATCAAACCTCCACCGATTTTATTAAAGGTGGAGGTTTGATTGTTATGTTGTATCTACAGCTTTTCTAAGCTCAGCCCTTAGCCTTGCCGCCCTTTAGCTTGATTAAAGCATCGGCAGCGATTGGCAGGAAGTAGGAGTCAGGATACTGACCTCTTGCCACAGCATCTGGATAAGCCCAGGTTGCTATGCCGCCTCTCTTTGTCTTTTCGTCAAGAATAAAGACTGGTAGTTCTTTTTTGGTTTCAGTAGCCCAATCAATAAAATTTTTCATTTTTACCTCACTAATGGTTGCAATAGTTGCAAAGTATCTATTACTTATATATGGAAAATTATTCAAAAATTATTTACAAACATCTTGAATTTTAAAAAAATTTATGTATAATGGAAGTATCAAGCGAGCAATAAAGATTGACCTTAAAAACAAACGTAGTTTTTAAGGTTTCTTTAAAACTCACACCTAAGAAAGGATTTTTATGACGAATCTGAATGTTCAAGTATCTTCGAAAAAGATTAGCTCCTCGAATTATTTTGAGGCAACTGTTGATGTAGATGGTCTGCGTCCAACAAAGTTAGAGAGAAAGGCTGATGGCAGCACATGGTTTTCAACTAGATCAGCCCTCATTACTGCCGCCAAGAACATGGCAAAGAGACTAGGCTATAATAATGTTCGTATTATTGAGTCTGGGAACGCTGTGATCAAGAGAGCAAGCAAGTCTGTTCCGCCTTCAACAAAGAATAAGAAGAAGACAATCCTCAGCAAGTAGTTAAAAACTATAATTGTGTAGTTTAAACCCTCCCAGATAGCTGTCTGGGAGGGTTTTTTTATCTATACAAACAATATATACATATAGGTCCATTAACTAAAGGAGTTTAACTATGGGATGTGGATGTTCAAAAAATGCCGGCAGGGTTACAAGAACTCAAGCAACTACACCTAGAATTGTTCAAAATACACCAAGACCATCATCACAAATAGTTGGTCCGAGTAATCTTACACCAAGAGCATCTCAAAGTGTTTCTGGCTTGAATGTAAACAGAAATGCTGTCAATCAAATAAGACAAGATGCTATCAAAAAGGCTCTTGGTAAGTAGGAATCATTTCGTTCAGCACCTTATAATTATAAAAAGGTGTTACAAAGACGCTTTCATCAATCTTATTTTTGAAAGCGTCTTTTATTTTTATCTTTATTTTTATGTTTTTTTCAAAAAAGGTATACTCGATCTCAGAGCTATTCAAAACTATAGCTTGAGAAATCTTACTTTTTTGATCAGATAGTTCATATATCTTTATTTCTTTGCTTTTTTTGTCTATAAAATAAGAAAAAATTAGATTTTTTTTGTTTATTGTGGCTATGTAGAAATCATTATTTTCACCATTATATTTGCTAAATTCTTTATTTTTTAGAGTTTCCAAGAGCCACACAATATTGAAGCTTTTTTCAAAAACATCTACCATGTATTCTTTTTTGGAATAAAAGAGTTTTTCTGGAGCTTCTTCTTTAGACCAATACCAAAAATAAGCTTGATTCACCCCAGCTTCTATTTGTTTTTTTGAATTTTTATAAAGATTAAACTTAAAATTATCCTTATATTTATATAAAAAACCTTGTAATTCTAAGGTTAAAAATCCTTTTCTTATTTCACAATCTAAAACAATTGTCTCCTGCTCTTTGATTACAATAGTATTTCTATCAAAGTCTACATATTGTTTATTTTTATTGTTTTTTAAATATATTATAGCTGTGGCAAGAATCAGAATAACAGTTATTTTTTTTAAAAAATTACACATTGATTAATATATACATTTATCACTTTAACTTTTAATTAGAGGTCTAAAATGCTCAGCTACAAACAATGGAAGCAGTTAAACGAATCAGTTTTCGGTTCATTCCCCCTAGGCTTATCACAAACCCAATCATTAGGAATATCTTCAAATGTAGAGGGTGCCGAAATTGAAGGTGTTGAACTAGAGGAAGGTAGAAAGAAAAAGAAAGTTAAAGTTGTTGAAGATGAAACTGGTGATGGAGAGGTGGTAGCGCCAGCCTCTAAGAAAGACGAGCCAAAGTCAGCTAGCTGTGGCTGCTCAAAATGTGGCAAAAACTGCAAAAATATGCTTTCTGATGAGGATGATACTGATAACGAAGAGGATGAGGATGAGGATGAGGATGAAGAAGATACCGAAGATGAGGATGATACTGACGAAGATGAAGAAGAGGATGATACTGACGAAGATGACGAAGATGAAGATGAAGAGGATGATACTGATGAAGATGAAGAGGATGATACAGATGAAGATGAAGATGAAGATGAAGATAAGGAAAAAGCTCCAAAAATGATGAAAAAGAAGATGAAAAAAGAGGAAAGAGAATGGCTAGGCAGCTTGTTAAATCAAATTGGAGATCCCACTCAGAAGTTTGACAGCGGGTTCACAGAAGATAATTTTTCTGCTGATCAAGCCGGTCCTGGTGAAGTTGGATATGCTCCATCTGGAAGAATCGCAGATAATTTCACACAAGTTACAGAAGCTTCTGAAGGATTGACTGCCAAACAAAAGAAACTTCCCAAGGCTTTACAAGATGAAATTCTTAAAAAGAAAGGCGTAAAGTCTGACAAAGACAGTGACGAAAAATCTGAAGATTCAGAGGAAGTAAGCGACAAGTCTGATGAAGATTCAGATGAATCAAGCGACAAAAAATCTGATGAAGGTTCAAAAGGAAGTGTAGAAAAGCACTTAAAAGCTTATCTGAAGAAAAATCCTAAAGCTTCTTTCAAAGAAGCAAAAGATTATGTAAAGAAGCAAAAAGGCATGGAAAAAAGTAAAGTTACTTTAAAAGATTATCTTGTTTGTAAGAAAAAAGCAAAATGAAAAGCTTTCTTAATTGGCTTGAGGATGCCGTAGCTTCTTCTGCAACGACCACCGCTTCAGTCTCTGGAAGTCCAGGAGCCACTACATCCCATGATATAGCCCCTTATTTAAGACCGATCGGATCTGTTGTAAAAAGGCAATTTCCTGGAAAAAGACGTAGAAGAAAAAAGCATAAAAGGTAATATATCTATATGCACTTTAAAGGTTGGTTAGATATAAACGAATCATCAGATCCAGGATCTAAAACTGGTTTGTATCCTCCTGGGTATGGAGGAATAGCCCTTTATCCTCCCCAGTGGTATATGACCAGAAGCGCTGATGCTATTTTTTATCTATCTATAGACGAAAGAATATATAACTTCAAGAATCATAAAATGGTTGATACTTCTCTTAATTCAGGAGAAGGTGGATTGTGGAATATAAAACATATTCCTGGTGGCGGGGATCAGACAAAGCCTACCAAAGACGGGTTAGGCACCAATAATGGTGAAGGTGGAATGTGGAATATAAAGCACATAGAGGGCAAACCAACCTACACTAAAAACAAAGAGTTTATACCAGATGCTGGTGAGGGTGGAATATGGAACATAAAGCACATAAAGGGCGATTCTAAGCCTTCAAAAATGACTGTTGGAGAAAGAGAGCCTTGGGATATATCTAAGTTAAAAGGCAAGCCAAGCTACACAAAGAATAAAGAGATTGTTCCAAACGCAGGAGAAGGTGGCGCCTGGAACATAAAGGATATTTAACTATCCTCCTTCCATTTCTTTCTTAAGTATATCCCTGCATCTTTGCATGGTCTCCTCTAGCTCCTTGGGCTTACAACCTAAAAGTCTACACGCACCACTTTTATTTAATCTACCTTTTTTAGTATAAACTTTATTTTCATTTAAAAGTAAAATATCGATTATTTTTCCGTAACCATTATCTATTAATTTTTGAATTAATTCTTGTCTTTCAATAATCTCAAGAAAACTTAATTTCATATTTTATCCTTTTTGTTGCGCTTATAATAACAATATTTTTATATTAAATCAACGACAAATTTAATTTTATGATTCTAAGTATGCTCTATCATATCGAAGAGTCAAATCTATAGTAACAACATCACTGCTACTCATATCAAGATCGCCAAACTCTATGGAGTTTGGCCACACATTTTCTAAAACCCACTTCTCTATGGTCTCCCCACAACCGTCATATAGCTCTAAAAAGCATGTGCCAATCTTAAAACCAGATGAACTAGGCTTCCAAGTAGATAAAGTTGATGTAACCTCATACGATTTTTTAATCCAGTTCATTACAGGATTAGACTTCTTTTTAATATCATATAAACTTAAATTTATTGGCTTCCAGTCTGGTTTACTTGGAAAGTAAATTGTTTCGTTTAAATGTTGTGCGTCCATTTCTTTGAATGTTAATCCTGGTCTGCTTCCTTTAAATGGAGGGAGACAAGGGCTGCCTTCCGCAGAAACATTTTCTATTTTGAAAATCCATCTATTTTTGCGTTTAAAACAAACTTTTGGATCATTGAGTGCTCCGTCTCCATAATCCCATCCCATTGGTCTTGCCATAATATTATTTAGTATAAATATAAAAAAAAATGCAAGATTGCGAACAATCTTGCATTTTTATTTTTATTAATTTTTTAAAATTATTTATTTGCATCCCTTGCAGCCGCACGGAGCAAACGCCTTGACACATCCACCAGCTGATTCCTTTGGGTTATATTGAACCTCGGAATATCTAAGAGTTACTTCTACTGTAGCCTCATCACTACTAGCGTAATCAAGTTCTCCAAAACTAATAGATTGTGGCCAAACATGCCCAAGAACCCAAGTTTCTAATACATCTCCACAACCATCATACATGTTAAGCACAGCGGTACCAGCATAACCCGCCTCACTACCAGTGGTACTACTTCCTCCATTACCAGTCAAAGTAGCACCTTTGTCTCCTCTAATTGAGGATTGATGTAATCCTGTGTTGTTATGAAAAGCATAAACTGTGCTTAACCATTTATAAAGATTGGTTATATCGTTTTTTCCTTCTCCACCTTTTTCTAAAACATCATAAAAGGTCACTGAAGTTGTTTGCCAAGCCGCCTTTCCTGGTATCCACATCTTTCCATGTAAATAATTTATTTCAGTCTCATCTATATCCAATTGAGGTCTATTTGCAACCTTAACTATAGTATCAGGAATATCACCGCAAGAAGTCTGCATAGCAAATGTCCATCTATATTTTCTTTTGAATATAGTCTTTGGTCCTGCAAGAGTTCCAAGCCCCATGTCTTTAGCCATTATTAAATTCTCCTTTTATCTTAAAAATATCATGCTGTCTCAGCAAAACTTCCAGTTCTATGTATACTGAATTCAAGGAATATAAATTCTGCTGCACGTACAGGTTGTATTCCTATTCTTGCTCTAAATTCATTTCTATCAATAACATCGGGTGTATTAAGTTCAGCATCAGATTTAATTATATAATCTGTTATACCTCTGCCAACCTTAATAGTATCCAATATTCCTGAAGCTATAATTCCAAATCTTTGTCTAAATATATCGTCATTTGGTTCAAACAGAAGAGATCTACTTGCGATTCTCAATCTTTTTTCAACTGTAAGCATTAATCTTCTTACATTTACTCTATCGAGAGCAGTTGGTTTTCTCTGAAGTGTTTTCTGACCAAATATTACGAATCCACCAACATCAACAAATTGAACAATTGGATTTACGCAATTTCTGTTGCCATACATCAGATCTCTTTCTTCTAATGTTGGGCGATCATAAACATCTAATATATTTGAAACAGTTCCTCTGTTTAGTCCAGCAGGAGCAAACCAGGGAGCAGACAAGCTGTCCGATTGAGCTATTGTTGCCATTACAGCACCACTTGGTGGAGCCCAAACGTCAATTAGATTGAATGAATCTCTAACCTTAACCCATGGCCAGTATAGTGCAGCAAAATCACTATCAAATCTATCATTGTTTAAAGGATGTGTTCCATTTTGCCATTGGACAACTTCTTTGACTGTCAATCCAAAAGGAGGATCAATTATAGCCATGCAGTCCATTCTCACGTTCTGACATAGATCTATGAGTGCTCTAACAACAAATGTGCTGCTATGACCAGGAACCGCAATTAGATCAATATCAATTTGCTCTGGCTCACTAAGAGAATAAATTCCAGTGTAACCCAAGGCGCTACCTATGATTAGATCGTCCTGCTTTTCTGGATCTGAAGGTATGCCGTCAGAACCTCCAGATAATAAGTAAGCGCCGCTTAGAGGTGAATATGTCGTTGAATCAAGTGGTGGAGAGCTTATATCTGTAGCATCCATAACTCGGACATAGTCAGAAACTTGAGCTAAGTATGATTCAACATAGTATCTACTTGCTGGATCCTTGGTCAAATTGCCCCAAGATTCTACTTGAACTCCATTACTATAAACTTCCATTGTGAAGTTATTTTCATAAGAATTGTTTGTAATCTTAACTTGTGTTCTGTTGCCTTCAATGCCTGGAGAATCAGCATAAACTGTAAATGTTACCTGACTCATTCCTACATTGTCTGATCCTACAATAATTCCGCCGATATCAGAGTCAGAATTAGATATACCACCGGTAACAGAGACGGCACTTGATTGAACTGGGCTATCACCCGTAGCGGTTGATGTGCTCATACCGAACACTTCTATTGCAACACCAACAGCCTTAACTCTTAGTCTGGCATCTCTTCCATAATGCTCAGTCCTAAAAGAAAGATAGTTTTTGCTCTCAAGCGTTTTTGATTCTGCTACCCAACCACCGGGCAATTCACCAAGATTATCTGCTTTTTGGCTGTTTATTGAGAGTATGATATCATCTAAAGTCACATCAGAAGCTCCATCAAACTCAGAAAGATCGATTACTTGAACTACATTATCAATCAAAGCACTATCTGTTCCGTCTAAAACTATCTGAATATTTAGTCCAGCCATTCCTTCGAAATTAAAAATTCCGTCTTCAGCCTCATCTGGTGTTCCGCTATATCCATAGTTTGATGCAACAACTTCTGCTTGAGTCATACCAACACCAAGACCAGTAACAGCATTTTCGCCATATATTGAATCTTTAACAGAAACTAGTTCTAGACTTGAGCTAGGACCATAAGCCCATACTGTTTTTACACCTATATAAGAATCTGATTCAACCTGGCGAGCAAAGAAAATTATTCCATCATTAACAGTATCTAGCTGATCGTTCAAAGCATTTGCTAATTCATTAGCACTATAATCACCGCTTGCAACAACAAGAGTCTTTGATGAAAGAACTGTGTTGAGTCTCCATCTGAAGAAAGAATCCTTTGCGAAAGTGTAGGTATCTGGTAGTTTTGAAATTGCTTCAACAACAGAGCCAGCACTTGGAACATCAACATAAGCAGACTCTGCTCTTTCGTTGCTAACAGCTTCTTCGTCTGCAACTCTTACTATGTAAAGTTCATTTGCTGCATTTAAATATTGCTCTGCGGCATAAATTAAGAAGGGATCACTAACATCAGGATGAGGATAGCCAAAAACTGTGTTGAGTTGTCTTCTAGTAGAAATTAGTGTTGGGGTATTAATTGGACCCTTACTGGCGAATCCCACCAATGCACCTCTATGAAAGGATTGGTTGGGAGCTATAAAGCTCAAATCCTTCTCAGCTATTCTAACACTTGGACTTATTGTATTGGAAGGTGGAAATCCCCTTAAAATTGCCATGTTTTATTCTCCCTTTGTATCTAAATTTTCTTTGTAGTAATTAAACCTTTTTTCTCTGCCCTAAGTATATAGTCAGTTGATCTCTCTTCTTCGAGCAAAAAAATATTTTTTCCTGAACCAACTCCTGGTACATTTAAAACTGTAAATGTACGGGGTGCCCTTCTTGACAAAACAACCAGTTGTATAGGAAATTTATTTCTGTTTGTTATCTCTAACACTTCATCTCCTTAACGGTTTCCTCAATTCTACCAACAATTGCATCTATCTCTTCTTCTATCAAGCCATCTGTCAATTCTATCTTTGTAGATAGAACAGACTTTTTCCTGACAATCGGCTGAGGTATATAAGATTCGGCAGTTAAGTTGAATTGAAACTTAACAACTCTAACTGCTTGGTCACCTGGTTCTATTTCAAGATTATTAGCTATTGAGTCTAATTTCACTTGAGTTTCCCAGTTTACACCTCTAACCTTTATATATGCAACAGGACTAAATTTTAAAATAATTTGCTCTAATATTTGATTCATATCTTCAATATACATAGTCCAAGCATATAAGCTGTAAGAAATATCTATGGGTATTCCCCAAGATGTTCCAAAAATTGTATCTCTTTGATATTTTTCACTATGGGCGATAGGCTTGCCGTCAGCACCTCTAGGATAGTCAACAGCCTTATGATATCTATATCTAGCTTGATTAAATTGATAATCTTGGCTATGTATCGCCATTATTGGAAGTCTAATTCTATCAACAACTAGCGAGTTATCTTTTCTCACATTATCTTGAAGTATTGCGGCTACTGCTTTTTCTTGTGTTCCCCAAATAATAGGAATCGGATGTGCTTTCCCATCCTCGTCCAATACAACAATATCTTTAAATAAGTCTAAAACTGCTTCGTCAGCGCCTCTTAAAGATTTGGTGTATCTATAAATTGTATTATAATTAGTTCCATCATTTATGATCTTGCCACTCTGCATCGGATCACAAAGATCACTTTTTCCGTTGCCTGTTTTTTCATTTATCGAAGATTCTTTCAAGAAGTCTAAATTTCCATCAGAGCTTGAGCATGTATCTGGTGTTGTTTTATTTTCTTGAAAATTAAATCCTTTTGGATTACAATCAACGAAACTTTTTTCTGGGTGATTCTGCATAATAATATATATGAGTAACATAAAATTAAAGTGGAGAAGTTTTTTTAATGCAAAAGAATTTCCTCCCACTCAAATAAAGCTTCAAATACCTGGCTGGGCAGGTGAGGATAAAACCCATGGAAATGGATCAAAGCCTCAGCCCTGGCATTGTCCGCCGTTTGTGGAAGCAAGCACTTACGGGATAGAATTAATTTATCCATTCGAAACAGAATGTGTAGTTAAAAATATAAACGGAACAACCGTATTTGAAGGTGATTTTTCCGAAGAAGGAAAAAAATACAATCACCCAATGCCTCCTTTTATGAATTTTGCTCCTGGGCATTTTGGGTTCACATCAAGCTTTGATTTTGAACCACCTGCTGACCACATAATAAGAATAGAGCCTCACCCTAAATACTACACAGACACTTCTTGGACAACGCCTTTGCCTGTAGTTGGACACATACAAGGCGAATGGTGGTCAAAGATATTTTTTGTTGTTTTTAAACAGCCTTCTTTAAACGGCAGTTATATATTTAGAAAAGGAGAGCCCTACGCTCAAATATTAATTTTACCAAAAAGAGTGAGTTATGAAATAATAGAAATGACAGAACAAGAAAAAGAGAAAAGAATCATCTTAGAAGCAAATGTTTCAAAATATAGCGGCGAGTTTTGTAAAAAATGGAAAGACCATGAAGGCAATACTTTTGACGATAAATATAAAGTTTTAAATACAGCTTTTTCTAAAGATGGAATATCGGGCATAAATAAATTAATTAAACAATCTGCAGATAAACACTTTAAAAAGAAGTGCCCCAGAGTAAAACTCTTTAGGCGAAAAAGAAAATGAAACTGATAAACAATAAGCCTAAAAATTTTATAAAAAGAGAGATATTTTTTCCGTTTCCAAACGTAGAATATAAACAACTTAAAAAACCAAGGCTACCTTTAAAATTACTAAAGAAATCTAAATAATTTTAAAGTCTTGTTTTGGAGTAGGAATCTTACCCTCACCAGTTGTAATACTCTCTTGGAATTTCTGAGATATTAGTTGAATGTGCAACACTCCCCACTGTTTAAATTCAGCCAAATTTCTTTGTATAATTACCCAATTTTCCTGAAGATGTGGAGTGTATAATCTTGATCCTATTTTAGGTGGATGACCAATAGCTTTCAAAGTAGATCTATAGTTAAGCTCAAATATTTGTTCATCTGGTGCATCTATTCCAAATTGATTAACATAATTTTGACTTGCTGCTGGCTCATAATATCCCCAAAGTTGAACGGGAGTTGGTGAAAATATTTTGCCTCTATCTTCGAGATATATGGGGTCTACTGTTGATGATTGTATAAAAACTTCATAGTAGAATATTGGAATTCCACCTCTTTTTATTGCTTCCTCATCCCAGCTATCATAAAGAGTAAATTGTGGATCTTGAGGATCAAACTGCTGATAACTTCCTGTTACACAATATGGAGTTCCGTCTTGTTTTCTAATCATACTATTATATATTATTTTTAAAAATATTAATTTTTAACTTACGCCTATATTTAAGTTAACAGAAATACTACCACCATTAGAAGGTAGTATGAATGGCGCATTAGTGAACTTCTCAACCCATAAAAGATAATTGATTCCATTAATGTTAGTTGTTACATAATAACCATAAACTTGAGCTGAGCCTGTGAATGTAAATACTGATTCTGGATATAAAGCTGTTGTGACTCCTCCTGTAGTAACCACAACCCAATCGGATGCATTTAAATTTTTAGAAGTATACCCAGGCTGATTAGCTTCTAATAAACTCGAAATTATTGTGCTTTTACTTGGGTTGTGATTGTTTGTAAATAATCTTAAAGTTTGTGTTTCAGATACTGCAAGTTTACCAAAAATAAATTTTAGTATCGTCTCATTAGATATGCTTGGAATTATTAAGGTCATTTGTTTGTTTGATTGGGTGAATAATTACTAATATATAGATATCATGTCAATAAAAAATAAAGATGGGACTGTCTTCAAAATCTCTGGACCCAATCCTTTGATGGACGAACAGACTTTATGGGATGGCTTTACAAAACATAATTTTGAATGGACCGAGGAAATAGACAAAGAAAATAAAACCAAAGTTTTTGAAATAAAGCAAAATAAAGAAGATGTGGTGTTTGAAGAAAAGAAAATAGTTGTAGAAGAGCCTAAAATAATAGAAGAAAAGAAAGAAGAAGTTAAAGAACAAAAAAAGATTTCAGATCACAAAACCATACAATGTTTCTGTCTACCTGCGAAGATTATAGAAAAAAAAGATGAATTATATGAAGAGGCGTATCAGAGGATAGAATATCTTGATAAATTTATATTCGATACAATCTTAATAGAAAAAGCAGATATTTATTTAAAATTTTGGACCATGGAAAAAATTACTAAAAATTCAATAGTATATCCAAAAAATAAAGATAAAAGATGGTGGAAAGTTTCTGATCAAAAAGAAGCCCCTATTGGCTTTATATACACAGCCATGATTTCAGACTACACACCTTCTTTTGAATGATCAGACACTACCTTAACGCTGTATCCCAACTGTTCAAACTTTTTTCTGTGATCATCAACACATTTTAAATAAGCAGTTTCATAAACATCAGCAATTAATTTATTAAGATCTTTTAGATCTTGTTCCGTAGCTAGATGATATAATATTCTGTCTATTATATTTTCATTTCTATTAAATCTTTCTTTTAAAACTTCAAATATATATTTTTTAATATAATGATTTCTTTGATTTTGTAAAAAGTCCATCATCTCACCTTGATTGTTTCATAAATAAAGATCTTATGCCGCTCATTCCTTGGTTATATTGAGGAGAAACTTTGAGAATAGTTTCGTCACGAATTAATTCTTTATCTTTCTTGTTTAAACTGCTTAAAATTGAAGAATTCTTTTTTAATTCTTCCACAGCTTCTGGTGCTAACTTAGTGAATTCTGATAAATTTAAAGCAAGTTTATTTAAAAAATTATCAGCCTGATGTTTCAATGAAGTGGTTGATGGAATTTTTATTTTTCCATATATTGGAGCCTTAGAATTAAAGTCAAATAATTGTTTAAACAAATCTTGCTCATCACTAGAAGGTTCAACGCCCATTTTTCTAAGCATCTTTTTTGCATCTTCTATTTCTTTTTCTCGCAATCTTTGTCCTACTGGAGACCATTGCCCCATGTGTTTTAAAATAACTTGGATCAAACTTGGGTTACGAGTTAAAACACCTATTAAATTAGTTATGGAACGAAACCAGGTTATTATAATTGGGTCGCCCGCTAATGGTTTATGAAACTGTAAGCCTGTTGTAGGCAACTTATAACTTTCATCTTTCATTATACTTTCTACTTCATCTATTATTTGCTTTAATTGATTGTACCCATTTTCGAGAGATCTACCTGTGGGTATTTCTTGTCGTTGCGTCTGATTATTTTTTTTACTTTCTTGATTTTTTATTTCTGTATCATACAAACTGTTTATAGTTTGAGATATTTTTTCATTACTATTTCTAAGATATTCTCCGAGCTGAGGAATTAGATCCAATGCAGGAATCTTTTTTAATTCTTCTTCATATACTTTTGATAATAAAGGAAATTTCTCGGACCAATATTTCAAAAGATTTTTTCTTTCTATTTCTAAATTATCAACAATTTTTTGATAATTACTCGAATTAATTTTTTCTGAATTTTCTGATAAAAATCTTAATACGTTAGAGGTAGAATAAATCTTCTTACGCAGATTTTCTTCATCACTTCTAAAGCTGCATGATTGTCTTTCCTCGGGGGCATCTGGCATTTTAACCTGCTGAATCCATACTCTCTTACCATTTCTTTTTAAAACCATTGTTTCAGATGTGTCAACAAAAATAGATACAAAAGATGATCTTGTTTGTTTATCAAGATCTAAAGAATAAGCCAATGGTTTTAATTCATCTATATTTATCTCTGGCTCTACATAAGCTTTCGGTCCTCCTGGCGATCCCTCTAAATCAGTCCTGGATCTTCTAGATAAACCACCACCAGAAAAAACTCCTGCCGCCTGTAACATTTTGCCAGCCTCGCTCTTAGCGACATTTTGTCTTCCCTGTGGCGTGTAAAGGGTCCTGTCTTTCACATTGTTGTAAAAATAGTATACAATATCATCATGTACCGTGTTCATATCTCTTTCTACTATTTTCTTTATATCTACATCATATGCATCTCCGCCACCAAGAGCTTTATTTAAAACTGTGTTTGTTATACCACGAATGATATCGCTCCATCCCTCAAAATCACCAGTTCCTTCTTCTACTTCTTCTATCTTATAAAAAGATTTTCCAGATCCTCGCTTAATTGTTTTGCCTGTTTTACCTTTTCTGGCTCCCTCTGCTGATCTATCTTCATCATTATCACCATCTTCGTTATCGAAAAAATCATCGTCGTTATATTCTTCTTCTTCATAATCGTCAGCTTCTTTTATGAGTTTAAATTGAGATAAATCAAAATATGAAGACTCTCCTATGGACTGTTTTGATTTATCTACAACTGCATAAGCAGCCCATCTCATTGGATTGCTATCTTTTGGAAACAAATTTGGATTTCGTTTAAAATAATCCCAAGTTTTTTTGTCAACAAGTGTTCTTTTTCTGGCTGGAATTTTTCCATCTTTTGATGCAGGTATTGTGTAGAACGCCTCGCTGTCTATGGGAAATATTTTCGCCAATGCAATTTTTGTTTCTTTATTGTGGGGCGACCCAGGTTGCTGACCAGAAACTTCCGGTCTAAAACCAGCCAGCCTAGCGCCCTCTCCTCCGTGAATATATTCTGGTGTTTGGTAAAATTTACTAAAAATTCTTTCTTTGCCGTCTTTGTCAAAAACCACACTACTTCTAGAGGTTGTAGTTAATTTTTTCCCTTCAACACTGGTGGAATTTATCAATTGTTGAATTGATTCTTTTATCTTGCTGTCAATTTTATCCACAGATAGTAATTTTTCCAAATCATCAGAGGAATAAAAATCAATTGAGTTCACATCTATCCCAAGTTTCTCTAATGAATCAATTATTCTATTTCTAAGTTTATTTATATTTTTGTCTTCTAAAGACGAACCAGCTCTAATAAAAGAAGGAATGTTTAATAAAGGAACAGATCTTGTGTTATCTCCTTCTCCCACCTTTAAATAAGGTAGAATCATCAAAGGGCTTTCACCACCTTTTTCGCCAATTCTTAATTTATCTCCCATAATTCTATATGGAATTCGCCCAGTTCTCTCGAAAGACTCCCAATCCTTTCCCAGTATCTTTTTTAGTTCCTCTTTATCTTTTTCATCCATTCTGTCTAATTCTTTTTTTCTCATCTCTCCGTCTTTTATGGGATCTCCTGTTATATCAACAGAAAGTATTTTTGGTCCATGAACACCTTGTTCTCCTAATATTTCTTTGCTTAATTTTTCTGAGAAATACTTAGCGAAAAGATCTTTCAATCTATTGTTTTGGGCCAGTACGAGCCAGCTAGTCATCCATTTAAAAGCTTCTTCACCTATTTTTCCTTTAACTTTGAGATCTTCTACTTTACGATAATTTTCAGAAAATAGTTTCTTAAAAATATTTTCACTAATGCTTGGTAAATTTTCAATTGATGCAGTTGGATCTTTAAGAATATATCTTATAAGCCAAACACCACTTTCTACTTCATCTTTATCTTTTATTGTATACAATTCATTTCTGAAAAAATCTTGAGCATTTTCGCTCTGCCAACTACTCATTGTTTTATTGTTGCCTATAAATCTTTTTATAAAATTAAATATATTTGTTTGTATTCTATTTTTAACCTCTTTATCGGCAAGCACTTCTTTTCTGGTGCCCATTCCGCTTTTTACCACTTTGTATGTAACATCTTTTTCGTGAGATGGGTCGTCTGTTGGCAGGCTTCCAAAATGCCGGTGATAATTTAAAGAATAAAGATTTTTTAGTCCTTCAGCCGCACTTTTTGAAAAATCAAAACCTTCTGTACCCGAACCAACCTTGTAAATTGTATCTTTTCCCTTAGCCTTAGATTTATCAGACTTAATCTTTCTGGCATTTGACAAATCTACTCCATATTTACCATGAGTTTCAAACTTAATTTCCTTACCATAAACTTGACTCAAATGATCCAATCTTGTTTTTATTGTGTGCTCATCTCCCGGTAAAGTTTCAAGTTTTTCTATATATCGGTTTATATAGAATTTTATTTTTTTATCTCCTACGGAATACTCTTCTTGATCTCCACCTTTGACATAAATTACTATATGTTTAATTACTTCATAAATTAAATCTCTGATTGTTCTAAAATTATCATCATACCCACCAGAGGAACTATGCATTAAATCATAATCTTTCACAAGATTATCAAGCCAACTCGATAGCTCTTCTCTTGTTTCGGGAGAAGAAGAAGATTCTTGCCCATAATTATCGTATTTTGAAGATAGGCTTAAGATAAAATTTTTGAAATCCTCCAAGTTGGATGTATCTATAGATATAATTCTTTTTTTAACTCTTACTCCACCTGCAGCAGTTTTTGATAAGCCAAATTTAGATTTGATTTCCGATAATATATTTCTAATAATTTTATTTCTAATATTTTGTCTGTACTTTAAAAGTCCCCAGGTTTTTTGTATTCTTGACTGTAAAGCTTCTGACCAATAATTTTGATCTATTTGATAGAGAAAATCTAAATCTTCTTCATCAATTAGTATTGGACTTTTAATATAAGTTCCTCTATTAGCTCTTGCCTCCATCAAAATTGTGTAATCAAAATTTTTGGCAAAGAATTCTTTAAAGTTGTACATAGTTTTAATTTCTTCCTGGTTACTTTATATATATAATATATGAGCAATATTTTAGAAATCCCCAAACCTTCTCAAGATGTAAATTGTCAATCTTCGGCTCCTTGTGGGTCAAATTTGGGTCCAACAGACCCGTTAGTTAAGATATCGCCAAGAAGAAACAGGGAAAAAGTAAGAGAACAGATAAAAGATTATGTTCTTTTGATGTTGGGAGCACCTGTAGTAAGTATTGAATTAGACCAACAGCAACTTGATGGAGCTGTTGATTTCGCTCTTCAAATATTTGAGGATTACGCTCCCAGAGAATATTACCAGTGGTATGTTTTCAATACAGTGCCAGGGCAAACAATATATCAAATGCCTAATGACATAGGTATGGTGAGAGAAGTTGCCTATAAAGAAACAGCCCAATACGCTTTCAGTGCATCGGATTTAGGAGGTGTTATACCCCTTGAATATATGGGCGCTGGAGCATACGGAAGCATCGCCGGTGGAATTAATCCACAGACTCCTGTTTGGGGCAAAATGAATGAATGGATGTTATACAAGCAGTATGAAGACACATACAATAGAATGGCGAGTCAACAAGGAGGTTGGGAGTTTATTGGAGGATATGGCTCTATAAAACTTTACCCAGTTCCTTATAAGTCCCACCTAGTGGCTGTTCATTATTTACAAAAAAATACAGATTTCAAACAAGTAACACAAGCAATGCAAGAGGGCTCTCTTGCTTTTGCGAAAATAATGTTGGGAAGAATTCGTTCCAAGATAACAAATCCCCCTGGACCAAATGGTGGAGTTCAGCTCGACGGTCAGCAAATACTTCAAGAAGGATTACAGGATAAGAAAGATTGGGAAGAAAGATTGATAAATAGATTCGGAGATCTTCCACAAATTAAGATGGGCTAAAATTATGAAATCATTTAAAGAATGGAAATTAGAAGAAAGCGTAGATTCAACAAGGTACAGTGTTGCCATAAACTACAGAACTGATCCAAATGAAGTTTTAGATGCATATTCAAAAATAGCTCTTGGATACATAAGCGCTGCAATGAAAAACCACGGGTTTCACACAAAGCATGTCTATTCAGAACAGCCGTACAGACTAATTGTTGCAAGCAGAAATTGGGATGATGGCGAGTGGGTTGGCGTTGCAAGCTGGGATCACAAGAATAAATGTTTTGTAATATCAAAAGGATTTTATAATAAATCAAATAAAACAACTTCAATTATAAGCACAGATAAGTGCTCGGGAACCACGCCTGGAGATATAAGTAAAGATTTATATAAATTAATGCAAGATTTAAAAGATAAGCCAGATAGATACTCAGAAAAATTAAAGCCAGTTAATATGAAAAGAGGACCAAAAACTTAATCCCTAGTCTTATGTGTTTTTGACACATTTATTTCGCTCTGCAACTCTCTAGACATATGATCTTGATACTTTTTCTTTAATTCTGTGTAGTTCCGTGCAGATCTATATAATTGTTTGAAGTGATTTAAAATACAGGTTGTCATATAATTAAAAGCTTTTCCAAATCTGGGATCAAAACGATCTAGTTTTTCAAAGCATATAAGAACGCCTTCTTGAACACTATCATCTGGGTCAATTAAATTAAACTTTGCGTATCTAACTATATTCTCAGATAGAGTATAAAAAGCGGTAGCTAAATCTCTTTGAGTAACATCATAATCACCTAACGCTCTATTATATTCATCTTTAACAAAGATCCAGGAATCAGGTTCTTTTTCTTTAACACCTTGCTCTTTGATGTTATTCATCAAATATTGATACATATTTTTGCTTCTTTTTATTTTTTGAAAAGAAACTATGACTTTTTCTAGCTTCTTGTTATTCAGGTATTCTGATGCCATTAATTTCCTTTTAATTTTTAAAGAATATATTCTATTAATTTATGGATTATTATTACATATTCTATAAAATATTAGAAGATCCGAGATGCATAAAGCATTACAAAGATCTATTGTGTTATTATAAAAGTAAAAATAAACAAAATTTTATAGCCGCAATAGAAAACCTGATCGAAAAAATTAAATGAAAGACAATTTATCTTTTTGCATAGTTACAAAAAATAATCAAGATACTTTGCTAAGCTGCATAGAATCTTTTTTTGATATCTGTAAAAATATTTCTTATATTGACATGGGATCAACAGATAAAACTGTGAGCATTTTGGAAAAATATAATGGCAAAAAATTTAAAAAAATAGGTGAAGACTTTGCATCTAATAAGAATTATTTAATAAAAAATGTTAAAAAAGATTGGTTATTTTTCATTGAGCCAAATGAAACCATTATAAATGGCAAAAAAGAGATAGTAGATATTTCAAATAAAAATGAAGGTATTTATAGTGTTTTATTATTAAATAATGAAGTTTTATCTAAATCCACTAGGTTTTTTTGTGACAATAAAATAAAATTTGAAAATCCAATTTTTGAAACCATATATTCAAAATCTTCTTCTTCAAATATAATTTTAAAAGAGTTGTCATCAATAGAGATACCAAATGAACATAAGCATATATTAAAATGGAAGTCTGAGGAACCTTTAAAAACGCAACCACTATATTATGAATCATGCTTTTATATAAAAAATAAAAAATGGGAAGATTTCATTAAGACTGCTGAAAAATATCTTTTTATGGAAAAAAATACAAATCTACCAAGTTATATCATGATCAAATATTATCTTTCTTTAATTTTATTCTACACACAAAAAGATATTAAAAAATCTATCCAAACATTGGCTTTTTGTATAGAAAAAAATCCAACCATGTCTGAATTTTGGTGTTTACTTGGAGATATTAATTTTGAAATGAAAAAATATCAAAAAGCATATTATTTTTATGATAATGCAATAATATTGGGATCTCAAAGATTAAATGGTGATGAACTACCAATAGATGTCAAGAAATATAAAGAGTATCCGGATAAAATGAAAATTATATGTAAAGATTTAATAGACAAAATCTAATTCATTTATAACAACTGTAACTTGGTCTTCGTATCTTGAGATAGCGAGTTGTTTTCTTCCTGGAGACAAAGACCTTAATTTAGACTCCAGTTCATCTATTGAACAGTTGATTATAGAGAAATTGTTTTGAGACAGCTTACTAACTTGCTCCTCCACAGCAACCACTTCTTTATCAGGAAAATATTCTTGAAGCTGAGGTTTGGCTTCTGCCAATAATCTTTTATAAAGACTAACATTACAACCACAACCTGGATTTGACATAAATTTATTTAAATCTTCCTTAAACGTTTCAGGAAGACTGTTTCTGAATCTATCATCTCTCAAAGCTTGTTTTACATCTATTAAACTAATAGATTGTTTCATTTCTTTCCTCATTTGGTTAAGTTTATTATCGAAGCTTCCAATAAGTTCAATACCACAGCCATCAGCTGAGATAACATACTGCCAGCGCAACCACAAGCGAATACTTGAAGGGGATCTGTTGTTAAAAGACAAGCTCCCATGAACATACCGCACCAGAAACCCAAGCACATATAACACTCAAATAGTTTTGCAATTTTTTCGGGAAGATTGCTTTTAATCCAATCTCTTAAAAATTGAAATATAGACCCATCTATTATTATGTGGGTCATTCCTATTGATGCCAAAATAAATATAACAGTATTATTCAAATTCTATCTCCAAAATGTTAAGTTGAAACCATCTTTTCCTCGGGACAAGCAAAACTCTCTATATTCCTTTGCCTCAATTGGTACTTCGCAATCAACAAGAGAAAAATCAAAGTTTTTAATAATATTGTTGCTGATCTTTTTTAAAACAACATTTGTTTTAAAATATTGTTTTAAAATATCTATATGCTTTTGTTCAATAGAATTAACAAGATTAATTTCCATATCTTTAATCTTGGATGCCATTCCACCCACCGTTTTTGCAAATTTCCATTGATCGAAAATTTCTTTAAAATCAGATAATTTTTTTTGTAATTCTGAATTCAAAAAAATTTTTTCTTCTATGTTATAAAGATTTATTTCCACTCACTATAATAGAAAAATTAAAAATTTTTCACTATGATAATTTTGTCAAATAAGATACTTTAAGAAAGGCTTTAAAACATGTCCGAAGAAGTTTACCGCCCCAGGAAACCAGAAGAAAATTTAGAAAGATTAAACGCTGCTGAGTCCATGAGGCACGCCGCAAGCGGTGAAGCAAAAAAACCAGAAGGACAAGCCCCTTTTGAAATTAAAGGAAATGTTCCTCCTGAATTTTTAAATGCTATGGGGATGCAAAACGTCCCCGCTAACTCGACAACAAATCCAAATTCAGACAGACAGCCGGTTAGTGGAAACCTAAAAGATCTTCTTGAAGACTTAAGACAATCAACATCTGTTTACGAAGAGATAGAGCTTCCTTCTAAAGGTGTTTTTTATGATGGTGAAAATGGTCCTTCAGACGGAATAATTCACATAAGACCAATGACCGGAGAAGAGGAGCAAATTCTTGCGACTCCAAGGTTTGTCAGAAAAGGACAAGCCCTAAATATGATATTCTCCAGATGCATAAAAGAAAAAATTAAGCCAGAAGATCTTTTGACTGTTGATAGAACATACCTGTTAATCTACCTCAGAGGCATATCCTATTCCCCATTATACGAAGTAGAGATAAAGTGCCCAGAATGCGAAAGAAAGTTCTCTACAGAAATCGACTTAAATACTTTGATGGTTGAGTCTTGCCCAGAAGGATACGGTCCATCACTATCAGGTGTTTTACCAACTTCTAAATATTCTTTCACATATAGGTTGTCTAAGGGTAAAGATGAAACAGACATTCAAGATCACAGAGAAAGAAGAATTAAGAATTTCGGAGATAATTCAACAGATGACACTTTGATATACAGAACATCTATTTTAGTTGATGAGATCCAAGGAATAACAGACAAGAGAGATCTTCAAACATTAATTAAAAATCTCCCAATATCAGACGTTTCTCACATTAGAAATTGTGTTAACGAGCCTCCATTTGGCGTAGATACAAAAGTTGATATGGCTTGTCCAAGTTGCCTGCAGGAATTTGACGTAGACCTCCCGCTTGAAGCAAATTTTTTCTTCCCGCGTCGGAGGAGGGAGAAAACACAAGCTTAAGCTTGTGGGAAAACCTGGCAGAAGAAATTTTCTTCTTTCAATATCATATGCGACAAAGCATGAAAGATACTATGATCTTGCCTATTAACCTTAGAAAATGGTTAATACAAAGATACATACAACAAAAAGAAAAAGAAAACGAACAGATGGAATCAGAAAGAAGAAAAATAAGAAGGAAATAAAAATGCCTACGAAAGAAAGATTTCAAAACCCAAATTGTGGCGATGATGTAAACTTAAGGCTATTTTCATTTAATTCAAATGTAAAAACAAACTTCTATCAAGTAGATAAAGTTGAAATATTCTTCCTAGATTCAGAAGAAGTCACAGCAGAAAACCCTACCGGAAAAAGATTAGTCCAATCCATAGCGGGAGAAGAAGTATCCAACAATGACGAAGGTGAATATGTTTTAACTGTTAATTTAACTAGTCCTTTGTACACAATTGGTAGATACGTTGATGTTTGGCACGTAAAATTTGAAGATGGACAACCTTGTGTAGAATCTAGTATTGAAAATTATTTCGAAGTATTTCCAGGTCTTTGGTTTACTTCAACCTCTCCAAGCATATATGATTTTAGCTTTTATTTTAAGCCCAACAAAGTAACAAAAGGCAGCAAAAGATACATAATAATAGAAGTTGTCCCTAATGTTCCAAAAAGCGAAGAGCTAGAAAGATACTACAACAATCTTGCTATAATATCTAATCTTAAGATTTATATAGAAAGAAATTGTTCTGACTGCCTGCCCACAGAACAAGATTTAAGGTTGGTTGTTGATGGAGAAAGCGTCTCGTTTAGAGAAAAGAGATTTGGTTACTACCACTTAAACACAACAGAACTAGATGTGGGCATATATGATATTTGGTTTGAATTAAGTTACGCAGAAAACATATTCATCTCAGATAGAAGTCAACTTCAAATATATTAGGAATATTTATGGAAAAGATATTTGTAAGCATAGCATCCTACAGGGATCCTCAATTAATACCAACTATAAAAGATTTATTAAATAAATCTAAATATCCAGAAAATTTAAGTTTTGGAATATGTTGGCAACACGATGATGATGAAAATTTTGATGAATTTAAAAATGATTCAAGATTTAAAACAATAGATATAAATTATAAAGACAGCCGAGGGGCTTGCTGGGCTAGAAGTAAGGTGCAAGAGCTATACTCTGGGGAGAAATACTACCTTCAGCTAGATTCTCATCACAGGTTTATACCAGAATGGGATTCTAAGCTCATAGAAATGTACAAAGGATTGGCGGTTGCTAAGCCTTTGCTGACAGGATATTGCACAGTTTTGGATATGGAGAATGATCAAAAATTAAATAATCAACCTTTGAAAATAGTTGGAAATGAGACTTTTTCTCAAGATGGAAACTTGATGCTCAAGCCTCATTATGTTGATAATTTTACATCTTTAAACGAACCCATTCCAGCAAGATTTGTTTCTGGGCATTTTATATTCGTGGATGGTAAATGGGTAGAAGAATGTGGATATGACCCAAGCTTATATTTTCATGGAGAAGAAGTGAGTTTGAGCATAAGATCATATACACACGGATATGATTTATTTCATCCTCACTATTCAATAATATGGCACCAATACATCAGATCCAGCAACAAGAAGCACTGGGATGATCACACAAAAGATAATCCTTGGTGGAATCTCGACTCAAGAGCCAAAAAAAGACTAAGAAAGTTATTACAACAAGAAGAAAATGATGAACAGTTGGGAAAATACTGTTTGGGGACAACCAGATCTTTCCATGATTATGAGCTGTACACAGGAATTGATTTCAAAAATAAAAAAATAGGATCCAAAGCTAAACGAGGGCAAAACCCTTATATAATGACCGAAGAAGAGTGGTCAAAAGATTTTGAAAATAAGTATAATTTAAACTTATCTTGGGATCCAAAAGATGTACCATCAAGAGATGATTGTGATTTTTGGTTCTTTGGAATAGAAGATGTTGACAATAAATTAATTTTTAGAAACGATTTTTTTCCTGAAAACAACAAAGAAATAATGGATAAAAAGATCAGTAAGTTTAATGCTGTCTTTGATTCCAACTCAAATCCTCATCACTTTGTGATATGGGCACACAGTAAAAAAGATGGATGGCTTGAGAAGTATATAAAAGAGATTGAAGGTTAGTCGGCTACTGCAACCACACTGTTATCGTCATCATCTTCGTAGTCATAGCCATATTTTTCTGCATCGAGTCTCTCCCTATCCTTTCGACGATTCTCAGCATCCCAGGCTTGCATTTGTAGGTTGTGGTATCTGTCAGCTTCCTCTTCTCTACTATTACGTGGAGAATAATGATTTATTATCTCACCAGTTTGATTTTTAAGTTGTTCAAGTTTTTTATGTAAGTTTTTATTAAAACCATCAGGGGATAAAATCTTATCTCGAATAAACTTCATACTTTTTATAAAAGATTGAAAATCTTTTGGTAATCTTATTTCATCTTCCTTTTTTGTGCTTAAATAAACACTATTTATATAATTTGATATTTTATTTATGTTTTCTTTAGTAAGATCTATCTTAAAATCTTCTGGTGCACCTAAATTTTTAACTTTAATTTGGCTAAAATATTCCTTTAAAATTATACTCAACTTCGTGTCTAAGTTTTGATTTTTCGCACCAGAACCAATATAAGCTATCAATAATTTTTTAATAAAAACTTCTGGTTTTTCATTATTAACTGTAAGTCTTTTTCCTTGTTCATGTGCTCTGTAAATATCTTCAATATAATCCGAAATAGAATTAAAAAATTCAGATTCTGGAACTTTTGGCATAATGTATGGCTCTGAGTTAGCCCTTTTTACTGTTTTTTCTCTTTTTTCTCTGTCTTTTCTTTCTAATTCTTTATATTGAGTGAAATAAAACTTTTTCATTTGTGAAATAATTTCTATTCTTTCGTTTTTATCTTTTGTTGAACTAAGCTTTGAAAGTAATTCTTGCCAAGGCGGTGCATACTCTCCTCTAACGCCAAGCATTTCACCCCAACCACCTTTATCACCAGACTTCATGGCAGAAAATGGATTCCTACCAGCCTCAACGCCTCGCCATACTGCAGCCGCTGGCGAAGTCAAAGCTTGAGTAACACCTCTTGTTACTTGTCCTAAATTTGAACCAAGGTTCTGTCTAGATTTTCTTCTAGACTCTTTAGATCCAAAAATAGATCCAACTCCACTTGCCGCTGCTTTTACGCCCCCCCAGCCAGCATTGCCAACACCTCT